TAAAATGGCAGTTTATATGTCTAACGGTGTCGTGGTAACTCTTAACTCTGTAGTACTGAGCGATCACGTCACTAGCGCAACAATTAATCGTATTTTTGAGGAGCTGGAAATTACAGCCATGGGAGACTCCAGCAGGAAATTTACGAAAGGCCTAGAGACCTCAACCATCGCGCTGGACTTCCTATCGGATACAGCATCCGCAAACGTAAATGCAACTCTGCAAGCAGCGTGGGGTACAACAGTACCTCTAACTCTAAAGCAGACAAGCGCAGCTGTCTCAGCTACTAATCCGCTTTACAGCACTACAGTCCTAGTAAATAACACTACAGATATTAACGGTGCTGTCGGAGATATTGCATCTCAGTCAATTACCTTTACCTGTAACTCACCAATCGTAATTACAACCGCACCATAACCAAAAAGAAAAGGGGCTAACAAATGGCACGACTCAAAATAACAAGGGCTACAGGCGAAATAAGCGAGCATCAAATTTCGCCGCGTATTGAGTACGCCTTTGAGTTATATGCAAAAAAAGGTTTTCACAAAGCCTTTAGAGATGATGAAAAACAAAGTGATGTGTACTGGTTAGCTTGGGAGTGCTTACGCACTAGCGGCGAAACCGTGCCTATGTTTGGCGCTGAGTTTTTAGATACCTTGGCTAAGGTCGAGGTACTGGACGACGAGCCTTTAGCTTAGGGCGCGGCACTGTAACTTATTTGGTGGCCCAGTTGGCAATCAGGTTACAGGTCGCGCCTCAAGCGATACTCGATTTAGATACAGAAATGTTTAAGACTTTAATACAAGTGCTCAACGATCAAGCGAAGGAGTCAGAAAGTGCCTACAAGAATAAGCGGCGCCGTTGAACTTCGACTCGCTTTGAAAAAGTTTGCCCCTGATCTATCTAAAGAAACTCAGAAAGAAATGGCAATAGCACTAAAAAGCGTGACAGTAGTAGCTAAAGGTTTTGTACCCTCAGATAGTGAAGTCTTATCTAATTGGGCTAAGCCTGTCTCATCCGAAAGCCTTACTTATCGACCTTTCCCGCGCTTTAATTCTTTTGAGGCTAAACGCGGGATTGGATATAAAACTAGCCCGTCTAAACCTAATCGTGAGGGCTTTGTAGCTTTAGCAAGGATTATTAACGCATCTGCATCCGGAGCAATCTATGAAACAGCTGGCCGTAAAAATGCCCAAGGCCAACCTACTTTCCAGCGTAGCCGTTTTACTCCTGTAAATTATCGTGAGGATCGTAGAGGCTTTAACAAGTCGCTCAACCCCAATGCCGGTAAACAGTTTATTGATAATCTCAATTCAACAGGTGAGTTAGTCAATGCAAGACCTACAGGCTTAGTAGGTCGTCCAAGTCGTAAGCAGACAGGTCGCTTAATCTTTAGAGCTTGGGCTCAAGATAACGGTAAAGCCAATGCTGCCATTATCCAAGCTGTAGAAAACTCAGCGGTTAAGTTTGATAAAAATATGAGGAAGGCAAGCTAATGGCCTCCGATATTGTCGTAAATATACTTACCCAATTTTTAGGTAAAAAAGCTTTTAAGGATGCAGACTCAGCTACGGCCAAACTAACCGGCAGCGTAAAAAAACTAGCTAAGGCTTTTGGCGTTACTTTTGGAGCTGCCGCTCTTGCTAATTTTGGCAAGTCTGCCGTTAAGGCTTTTGCTGAGGATGAAGCCGCCGCCGTACGCCTAACTCAAGCGGTGAATAACCTAGGACTCGGTTTCGAGGATACTCGGATAACACGCTTTATAGCCGATCTAGAAAAGTCTGCCGCCGTTGCTGATGACGTTTTAAGGCCGGCCTTTCAATCTTTGTTATCCACTACAGGCTCAGTTACTAAATCTCAGGATTTATTAAACCTTGCCCTCGAAATCTCGGCAGGTAGTGGAGTCGATGCCGCCGAGGTAGCTAAAGATTTAAGCCTTGCCTACCTAGGACAAAGCAAGGGAATATCAAAGTACAACACCGGACTTACTAAAACAGAATTAGCCGCGGCAGGTTTCTTAACAATTCAAGAAAAACTCACCGCGCAATATAGCGGCCAAAATGCAGCTCGATTAGATACATACGCTGGAAAGGTATCAGCGGTACAGATCGCTTACGGCAACTTACAAGAGACAGTAGGCGGTGCTTTAATTGATGCTTTTGCTAAATTGGCAGGAGATACGACTACAGAGGATCTTACCGAGAGCGTCGATAACCTTGCCAATAGTCTGGCCGCCGTAGTAAAACTAACCGGACAAGTAGCTACGCCTTTTGTAGGCTTGGCTAAGTTATTTGGTGATGCTTCAATGGCCTATACAAAAGCGCTTTACAAAGTAACAGGCACTCCTTTTATGGGTGTTGTAGCTAACCGACAATATGGCGGCGCGGCAGCGGATAAGTACAGAGCTATCGAGGAAACGGCTAACGCCAAAAAAAGAGCTAAGGCCGAGGCCGATGCTGCCAAGCGCCAAAAAGAATTATTAGCTCTACAAAAGAAAGCCGCCATCCTTGAGAAAAATAAACTTTCGTTATCTCAAGCTGCCGAGGCTTTTGACACTAACCGCATCTCTATTGCAGCTGCTCTTAGGGCTACTTATGACAAAGAGACACGCTTACGGCTTGAAGCTCTTATGGCTATCGAGGATGAGGATGGCGCTTTAGCTCTCAAGCGTATTGAGGAGCTTGGAATACTTACAAAGGCTAAGCAAGCTGAAAAACTAAACGGCCTTAAAGGTATCACCGAGACAGAGCTACTAGGACTTAATACAACACTCATGACCGAGTTAGCCAAGATCGAGGCTACAAAAGAGGCACGTATTAAAGCTATTGAAGCCTCGGGAGCGACTCAAAAGGCTAAAGATGATGCCATATTACAAGCTATTAACGATGCAGATACGGCTCAGGCTAACGCTTTTACTAAATATAACGATGCTCTTACTAAGCAAGGTGGGCTTAATGATCTTAGCTTTTACTCACAAAAACTACAGATACAGACCCTTGAGGTTTTACGTATAGCATCACTAGAAAAGACAACGGCAGCGCAGATAGTGGCAGATAAATTATCTTTAGCAGCTGGCATAAAAAGCCTTGAGGATATCGCGGCTAAACGTAAAGAGCTACAAGATGCAGATAATAAAGCGATGGCCGAAGCTGCCGCTGCAAAAAAGGTCGCCGAGGATAAAGCTTTCTCAGATTACTATGCAGCTTTAGCGGCTCAGTCGGCTGCTCGACTAGCTGCCGATGCTAGTTTAACCGCTACTAGATTAGGCAGTATTGCTACCGTTGCAGCCGCCGAGGCTGCCGCTAATGCCTCAGCTATTGCAGGCGTGGCAGCCCTATCAGCCGCTATTGCATCTATACCGCCATATCCAACCTATACACCGCCTCCTAAGGGCACTATGCCGGGCTTACCTTTTGCCGATGCCGATGGAAAATTTCCCGATTTAGGCGGCAGCCTTTACGTAGATCCAGCTCTAGTAAACCCCGGTGGCAATAAGAGTTACACCATTACAGTAAACGCAGGAGCCATTGCATCTCAGGATGAATTTACCGCATTACTACAACAAACTATTCAACAGCTTAACCGTAATGGGGATCCACTTACTACAGCCGGTGTTGCATGACCGTACCTGTAATTAACGCCGTTATTAACTTCTCTACGGGACCGGCTTTCGCTCAAGCTATGATCCTAGACAGCGGCCTACTAGGCACTAACGTACTGGCAGACTCCTCGGCTCTTATTGTCGATGTATCTAACGTAGTCGATGGGATTACGACTATGCGCGGCCGTAACGCTCAAGCCGATACCTTTCAGACAGGTACTCTTACTCTACGTATTGTCGATCAAAATGGAGACTTTAACCCTCAAAATACCTCTAGCCCTTACTACGGCTTACTTACTCCTATGCGTAAGGTGCAGATCACGGCTACCTATGGGGCTACCGAGTATCCACTCTTTAGCGGCTTTATCACTAGCTACACAACTACTACGCCTAAGATGGCCACCGATGTAGTTTATACAACTATTACAGCTGTCGATGCTTTTAGACTATTTCAGAATAGTCAGATAACAAATGTAACTCTAGCCGAGGCTGGTGATTTACCCGGCGAGCGAGTAAACGCTATCCTCGATGAGATCGCTTGGCCTCCATCTATGCGCGAGATACAGTACGGCTCTACTATTTTCCAAGCGGACCCGGGCACGTTACGTACAGCTCTAGGAGCTTTACAGACAGCCTCTATATCTGAGTACGGAGCTATTTATGTAAACGCTCGAGGCTCGCTTGAGCTAGTCGATCGCGAGTATTGCATTACATCTCAGACTATACCGCCGGTAGTCTTTAACGATGACGGCACCGAGATTACTTACTTTAATGCCGTATGGCGTTTGGATGACACTCAGGTCTATAACGCTGCATCTATTACAAAGATAGGCGGCACGGCTCAACTAGCCGACAGTCAAGCCTCTATCGATGAGTATTTTTTACACTCATATAATCAACAGAATTTAGTAATGGATACGGATCAGGCAGCCTTAGATTATGCAAGGGCCTACGTGGCCAGCCGTAAAGATACCGAGACTCGGTGCGATGCTATCGAGCTAGATCTTTACACAGACAACTATAACGATGGCATATTGGCAGCTTTGTCTTTAGATTTTTTTGATCCGGTAACGATTACGACTAATCAGCCTGGAGCATCCACTCTCGTACAAACAGCGCAGGTATTCGGAGTACAACACCGAGTAACGCCTAACTCATGGAAAACGACATTTACAACACTAGAGCCGATTATCGACGGCTTTATACTAAACTCTACACAATTCGGAGTGCTCG